ACCAACAAAGGAACAGCCGTGACGCTCAATACAGCGTCCGGTCAGATCACCATGGCAGGCGCTGAGCTTGCTGGTGCTGCTGAGGTGACTTTCCAGGTCAACAACGACAAGATCGCTGCCACTGACGTGGTGGTGGTCAACCACAGCTCTGCCGGTACTGCTGGCAGTTATTTGGTTCAAGCCAACAGCATCGCTGCTGGTTCGTTCAAAATCACTGTGGCGAACGTTGGTTCGACCGCTAGCGAAGCCATTGTGCTGAGCTTCGTGGCTCTGAAGGGCGCTAGCTCCTGATGGGTCTGTTCGCTTTCAAGCGAATGCGGGAAAATGAGGCTGCTGCGAAAGTGGTGGCCTCTATCCCAAAACGCAAGACTTCTACTGTGACGCCCGATGGCAGTAACAATCGACGCAACAGCGGGCGGCGCAAACGCCAACAGCTACCTGACGCTAAGTGACGCGCAGGACATTGTTGATGGCATGGTCGAAGATGCAGATGTGACCGCATGGGCTTCTGCAACCACCGATCAAAAGAATCGGGCGCTCTACACAGCAACACAGCGGCTAGACCGCGAAAGATTTCTTGGCGCACGGGCAACAGATACGCAGGCACTGCAATGGCCGCGTACTGGCGTGCGAAAGCCCGATACCTACGTCAACACGTACGCCACTGGCTTTCCTTTCCGCATCTCTGAGGATTACTTCACCGATACGGAGATTCCTGATCAGGTCAAGCGGGCTCAAGTTGTCCTTGCGGTTTACCTCAACAACAACAAAGACGGCATTGGCCTGAGCGGACTTGAGGACTTCAAGAACGTTCAAATCGGTAGCTTGAACGTTACGCCTGACAAAACTGGTGCAGTTGGCGCTGATCGCGTTCCACCGTTACTTGAACGGTATCTGACTGGTCTTAGAATTAGCGGACCAGGCAACATCGCTATCAAACGGAGCTGATCATGTACGGAGACCTCAAGGGCGGCTTCGAGTTCATTTCAGATACGGCTGCTCATACCGGCAGGTTTTGCTTGATCTATTTCAAGGAAGACACTGTGATCAATGCAATCACGGTTCAGAACGCAACAGGCAACAGCTTGGCTGGTGAAACCTTTGTGGCTGACACGAAGCTTTCTGGCATTGTCACCAGCATTCAGCTGACTAGCGGTGCTTGCCTTGCTTATCGCGTCTGATGGCCCTTGTTGACTCTCTAAAAAAGGTATCCAGCAAGGTCATCACCAAGTTTGGTGGTGATGTGACAGTTCGAATTGTCACAGCGGGCAGTTACAACACCACAACTGGCGCGATCTCGGAAACTGAGAGTGACACAACGATCAAGGGCATCCTTGAGGACGTGAACCTGCGTGAGGCCAATGAGTTGGTGCAGGCCGGAGATAAGCGTCTAACGGTTGCGGCTGATGACCTCACAACTCTGCCTGAGACAAAGGATCGCATCGTTATTGGCGGCGTGGTGCATCAAATCATTCGTGTGGAGACGACAGAGCAGGACAACACTGCAATTACTCTTGAGCTGATCTTGAGGGCGTAACGATGGCACGTCGTCAGATCCGCTTTGATCAAATCGCTAGCCACATGGAGGGCGAGGTCAAAAAGCTTGTTCGGGTGACGACGCTTGAGTGGGAGGCTCGAGTAAAGAAGGCTACCCCTGTCGATACAGGCACACTACGAGGCGCTTGGGAACACAAGGTCGAGGGTTTTGTCGGCGAGGTTAATAACCGGATGGACTACGCAGCGCCTGTTTGCTATGGGGTAATGCTGCCGGAATCATGGGGAGGTGAATACAGAACAAGATCAACGCCTCCGACTGTCGCAGGCTTCCCAGACATAATCGGCAAGGAGCTGCAGTCTTGGTCGCAAGGCCAATACAAAAAAATCGTGAGGGAAAGCTGATGGCTGCTGCTGATCTCAATTCAATTAGGGCAACGATTGAAGGAAGGCTTGCAACTGAGCTAGCCAGCAGTCCTGTTATCCCTGTTGTCTTTCACAACATGGCGTATGAGCCGACGCCTAACAGCTCTTGGGTGCAGTGTCTGACTAGCTTCGGCGCTAGCGAATATCTAGGCCAAGGCCTTACGACAAATTCGCAAAACCGCATTGTCGGCCTAGTCCTGATCAATATTTTTTCAGGCAGGGGCGTTGGCCCAGGAGCGAACTATGTGATTGGTAAACGCATTCGGGATTTGTATAATCGAGTTATTGTGTCGGGGGTTTTCTTCGACGCTCCTATTGGTCCAGAGGCACTGGCTTCGCCAGCTCCCGAGGGCTATTTCCAAACCCAGGTCCGTGTGACCTTTGAATCCATCGAGGAACTCTGACCATGGCCACCATTCGAGGCGAATCCGGCTCAGTTGAATTTGAGACCGGCAGCGGCAGCCTTGCCCAAGTTATCGGCACTCGCAGCTGGAGTCTGTCAATTACTAAAGAAACCTTGGACACAACCGTCCACGGAAACACTTTTCGGCAGTTTGTTGGCAGTCTTGTCAGTGGCTCCGGCACTGTTGAGCTGGTCTATGACCCAGACGCAACGGGTCAAGCTGCCTTTGTCGAGGACGTCATTAAGTCTGGTGATACAGCTGACGCCTCGTTCGAGTTGTTTACTACCGGCAACACAAACGGCACTGATTCGGTTTCGTTTGGCGGCATCATCACTGACATGGAAATCACTTCTACTGTTGGTGAATTGGTTGTTGTCACCTGTAACTTCATCACCAGCAGCACTATCACTTCTAACCTTGAGTGATAAGGCTATAGTTTAGGCGATAAAGACATTGCCTAAATGCCTGCACAAGAGCGCACCGTCGACATGCTGGTTGGGGCCTTTGACCTCAACCAGCGGCGCAAGTACGTCTTAAAAGACACTGCTGGCAACAAGCTCGTCGATCTTTATTTCAAGCCGATTACAAGAGCTGATCGGAAGAAGGCGCAGCAGTTGGCCGGTACAGAAGAAGCTTTAGACATCAGCACAAACATGCTGTGTCAAGTAGCCGAGCTTGAGGATGGCACTAAGGCCTTCTCGTCAGGCGACGCAGCAAAGTTGCAACGAAGGTTGCCTGAATCGGTTTTAAACGAGCTTGAGTTGTTCCTTTTCGGCCTTGGCGAGGAAACGAGCATTGAAGACGCAAAAAACGACTGAAGCAGGACAGGTGGGCTTTTTATGAGTTTTTCTTGGCCTGCGAACTAGGCATGACCGTGAGCAGGCTTCGCACGGAATTAACCGATGCGGAGCTTGTGCATTTTGCTGCTTTCCACCAGTTGAAGCAAGAAGAGGAAGAAAAGGCGATGGATCGCGCAAAGCGCGGTCGGCAGTAACATTGGGATATTGCTAGGGCGGATTTGTGGCAGTTGAGTCCTCTGTACGCCTAAGGGTTGATGGCAGCGGCGCAGAACGCGCCTTAAATCGTGTCAATAGAGCTGCACAGGTCCTGCAGGGAACGGTCGGAAAGGTAACCGCTGCTTTGGCGGGAGTTGGTGTTGTTGGCGGGTTTTTCCGGGGGATGCAAGAAGCCGAGGCCGCTGCGGCTGCGGTAAGGACTCTCGGGGTCGATTCCGAAAAATTAAAAGAACAACTGCGTGGAGTCAGCGCACAGTTGAAAGGGCAAATGAGCGAAACCGCTTTGCTTGCCGCTTCATATGACGTCGCGTCTGCTGGATTTAATAACGCAGCGAGTGCGTCAAACATCCTTAAAGCAGCAGCCCTTGGAGCAAAGGGTGGCATGTCTGATTTGAACACAGTGGCCAATGCAACGACCTCTGTCCTTAACGCTTACGGAATGAGTTCTGACAAAGCGTCAAAACTTGTCGATGGGTTTATACAGACACAGAACGACGGCAAAATTGTTGTCGCGCAATATGCCGCGCAAATCGGTCGCGTAGCTCCGACAGCGGCGGCTGCTGGTGTCAGTATCGATGAACTTAACGCTGCGATCTCTGCTGTTACTGCAACGGGTGTTCCGGTTGAATCGACCTTTGCTGGGATCCGACAAGTTATTGCAGGGGTTATTAAGCCGACTTCGGAAGCTGCAACGAAGGCTAAGGAACTAGGCATTGAGTTCAACACAGCAGCTATCAAGCAGAAAGGGTTCGCTGGTTTCCTCGAAGAGGTAATTGACAAAACCGGTGGCAGTGAGGTCGAGATCTCAAAACTGTTTGGCAGCGTCGAGGCGTTGACGGCAATCATGCCGCTTGTAAATGATCGACTAAAAAAATTCAATACATCACTAGATAATCAGCAAAACTCAGCAGGCGCAGCACAGGATGCCTTTGATGAGATGTCAAATACCCTTGGAGGGCAAGCTACGGCTATAGCTAATAATGTCGGGAACCTAGCGCGAGTTTTTGACAAAGTTTTTGGTCCTGGCCTTAAGGATCTTCTTACGGAAGTAAACGCGCAAATTAGTGCATTTACTAGATTCGTGCAGGGCATAAAGCCAGAGGCAATCCAGGCTGCGGTTTCAATGGCTGGATTTGCTGCAAAGATTTTCCTAGCTAATAAAGCGTTTATTCTGCTTCAAAAGACCGCAACCTTTGCTTTTGCAAAACGTATTATTCCGCTGCTAGTTTCAACAAAGGGGAAGCTTGTCGCTACAAAGCTTGCGACAGCAGCTCTTGCAGGAACGATGAGATTGCTTAAAACTGCTCTTCCCTTTGGCGTCCTGCTATTTGGCCTTGACATGTTAATAGATAAGCTAACTGACGCAAACGTCGCCCAACGAGATCTAAATAATATGATTGAGTTTGGAACTGAAAAATCGTTAGAGGGAGCACTCGCAAACCAAATTGAAAGTCGTGCGTTATTGGAAAATACTATAAGAACTCTTGAAAATGAAGACGCTAAAAAAGGTAATTTGAGCGGTGGCGCTGCGGGAAT